ACCTACTTCTAAGTTAGAGAATTTATCTTTTAAAGAATAACTGTCTTCATCTAGAAATTTTTTCTTGAGTTCGATTTCTACAAAGCCAAGTGATTCTTTTTCTAAAGATACAAAAAACTCATCTTTACTTGAATAGTTTTTTTGAAACAGTCCCCATTTGAACTTATAGACATAGTGGATGGTATCTCTTGGAGAGAAAATAACATCATCTCTCATCATTTTGTAATCTGTAATTTGCATGAGAGTTTTTTCTAAAATATCTTTACCTTGATCATTTGTAACAGCCCAACCAAACTCACCAGTTGCAGGTGTACAATTCCCAAATAACAAAAAAACAAACAAAACAAACTTCGTCTTGAGCCCCATTTTCTTTTTTATCGGCTTTTTCTATTGCGGCTTTTGTGAATTTTCAAGAGATTTCTCAGAAATAATTTTCACTTGACTCGATATATCCTTTTCTTTAGTTTCACTTTCATAATAAGGTTTGTAAAAGTAAACTTTTTCTACTCTAAATGTAAACATTTTCACAAAGAAGCGGAATAAGAAATAAAACAAAAGAACTAAAACAATAAATTTTACCACTACTTTTACCTACCTTCTACCATTTTAAGGTGTCTTATAAAAAAATCAAAGATTTTTTGATAAATTAAATTTTCCTGAAAAACAAAATTATAAGCTCTTTTATAAACTCTTTTTTAGTTTTTTTATAATTCTAATCAATAAAAAATCCCGAAATTAATTGTAATAAGTAGTTATTATTTTTTATGCTTGTTTTTTTGTTTATGTGTGTAAATTAGGATTTACAGGATGATAAAATTTTTACTAAATCTCTTGCGAAAAAAACCTCTGACGTTAGATGAAACTCTAAAGTATCCAGAAGGAAAACGCTACTATAAAGAAGAACATAACTTAAAAAAAAATATGATGGATGAAGATGCCTTAAAAATCATTCATCGTCTAAATAAATTTGGACACAAAAGCTACCTAGTAGGTGGTTGTATCAGGGACATGCTTTTAGGTAGAAAGCCAAAGGATTTTGACGTAGTTACAAGTGCAACCCCCAATCAAATTAAAAATATTTTTAATATATTTATCTTTTTCTGCAAAATAAAAATGAAGGCTAAAAAACCTTCATTTTTTTAACTCTATTAGAATATTTTTATTTTTCTACTAAATCTTTATATTGTATTACTTCTTTATAGAAATTATCACCAAAAAAATTAAGTTTTTCAAAAAATTCTCTTTTTGTTATTTCATTTAATTCACAATACTTGCTAACAATATTATCATCAATATTATATTTTTTATTCTCTTGTTCTTTTTTTTCTTTTTTTATTTTAACGAACATCCAATGAGGAGATTTTGAATATTTACGTGATAAAAGTGTTTGCCATACTTTTACAACACTTACCCCATTTATTTTTAAATGATTAAAATTGTTTGCAAGAATAGGATAATTTATAGAACAAAACCTATTTATCATAAAAAAATTTTTTCCTAAATTAAAATCTGAAATTTTGTCAAATTTGTTTTTATCATAAAAACTATTAAGAACATTGAATAAATCCATATTTTTATAAATTTTTAAACATATCAAAAAGTTGTGTATCTGTTAAATTTGAATATTTTGTACTATTTAAAAAAGAATGAATCTTGTAATCAATTTTTTGAACATACTTATTTTGTATTTTATTAAAATTATCTAAAAATTGTTTAATTATTTCCTCTGGTATCACCATTTCATTTAACCATAGGACTTTTCTGTTTGTTTCAATTTTTTTCTTTATTATATCTAAATCTTGTTTTTGTCCTGTTATTTTTAAAATAGATTTAGCAAGAGTATCTAATATATTTTCATCTAAAATATTATATGGTGTTATATTTAATTTTGTATCAAGAAGGATTTTTTCAATTTTATTATCAGTAAGAGAATTGTTTGTTATACCTTTTTTTGTAATAGTTTGCCATTCTATAACAGGCGGAACCCCATCACCAAGGTCCCCTTTTAATATTTTTTTAACAATAAAATCATTTACATCAATCTCTTCTACATCTTTTGTTAGTGTTAATAGTTTTTCATATAAATTTTCTTTAAAAATATTATCTATTGAAAATATATCATTTTCTTTAATACTTTCTATTCTATTTTTAACACAAGCAAATTTTCTATTTTTAGAATTTGGATTAAAAACAAATACTTCTGAATTTTTTGTTTGTGAAATACATTGATATAAATCTTGGTCACCTGTTAATATTATGCAATCATCACCATTTTGATGAAAATATTTTGAATATAGATAAATAAGGTCATCTGCCTCTGCGCCTTCTTGTTTTGCTATTATGAAATTTTTATCTTCAAGAATTTTTGTTATTTCATTACATAAATTGTAAAAATTATCCCAATTAACCGAAGTACCTTTATCTTCTCTATTTGATTTGTATCCGTTACCGTGTATTTTTATATTTTTACGCCAAGACCTTGAATCATTTGTAAAAATAATTCTATGGTGATTTGGCATACTTCTTAAAATAAAACACAAATCTGTAATAAATTTTCTTACAAAAATATCAGAACTTTCCTCATTATCAAGAATTACATTAAATTTGTTGTTCTTAAATTTAGAGGTTGTAAAGAGAGATTTGTAGAAAAAATAAGAACCATCTATTATTAGATTTAATTTATTCATATAAATAAAATTTTATATTTCTTTATAGTAGCCATATTTTATCATAGCGGCTTTTATATTTTTTTCTAATTCTTTTTTTAGAGCTGGTGTTTCATCAATTACAGACAAATGTGACCTAATCAATTGAACTTTTTGTAAATTTAAATTTTGGTCTATAATAAAAAGATTTATTGCAGTTCCTATTTTTACAATCTGAAATTTATTTGGTCTAATAAGAGGGTAGTTATTTAAAATATAATCTTTTACTTCATTTGTTGTTTTCATTTACAAATATTTTTTTTAATTATTTAAAATTATTTGTATTTCAAAAAAAAGTGCTAAAAGTGAAACACAAGGGTCTATCACAGTTAATCTTTGTGATTGATAATGTGCAACTTTAATAATAATATTAGGTATTTTTGAAATTTTATCTTCGTGAAATTCTTTAATATATTCAACAAATTCACTACCCAAAGAGTTCATAACATCATCTATTTTATTAGAATAATTTGACATTATGATTTTATAATTATTCACTGGGTCTGGCTGGCTAATACAAAGTTTGAAAAGTTCTATGAATGAATAAGATGATTGTTTTATGTTATCTATTGTAATATTATTTATTCCTTGTGTTTTAAACAATTGTATTTTATTCACCATACTCCTTAAATCTGGGAAGTTCCTTTTTACAAATTCAATAAGAGCAGGATTTTCAATTTTTATACCTTGTTCTGAAAGGATTTTTTTAATCCTATTTACATATTTTATTTTAATTTCTTTTTCTTCTTCTTTTGAAACAGGATTAAAATTTATACAAACAAATCTTGATTGAATTGCCTCAGGGATTTTATTGATATAATTACAAGTTCCTATAAATCTTACGTGATTGCAAAATCTTTCAATTGTTGCTCTTAAAGCTTTGTAAAATTGGTCACTTGCACCGTCCATTTCATCTAATATAACAACTTTAAGATTTTCTCTATTTTCTGAAATAGATATGGTACTACAAAAATTTACTATTCTATCCCTTATAATATCAACACCAGATTCATCAGAAACATTTATGTACAAATAAGGATAATTTTTAGCTAAAATTTTTGCAACACTTGTTTTTCCAAGACCTGCATTTCCATATAGCAAATAATGTTGTGAAAGATTATTTTGTTCTTTTAAAAAAATAGAGGAAATCCTTTCTGGGAGAATTGTATCTTCTATTGTTTTTGGTCTGTATTTTTCTGTAAATAATTGATTTTCTAACATATTGATAATATCTTAAAAATTTTATTTAAATATACAAATTTTAAAAATATGTTTAAAAGTTGTGATAAATATTTTAAAATAATAAAAATATATGTATAAATTTAAAGATTTTGTTTCTCTGCTTTTAGAGGCTAATGTTTATAAACATACTGAAATGTCTTACAAATTTAATGAAGAGGGTAAGAAAAAATTTCCAGAACTTAGTGATATATCCTTATCTTTTTCAGCAAGCAAAGATTTTGATGATAATTCACCAATATATTCCATAAGTAATTCAAAAGTAAAAAAAATTACAAAAGAAGAAGCATTAGATTTGTTAAAATCATCAGAAAAAAATGTTTTGTATAAATCAGATGGCTCAGATGGAACATATTTTGTAATGCAAGGAAATGTAAATTTAGTTGTACAGATAACAGAAAAAACTTCAACAGATATAAAAGAAGGACTTGTTATTTATTTTTATTTGTTAGATATAAATGAAAAACCCAATAGCAATAATATTTTAAGTATTATAGAGGAATTAAAAGGAATAAGCACAAGTTCCGTAAATAATAAAACTGCAAATGATATAAAAGATTGGTTAGAAAATTTTAAAATTTCAAAAAAGAATATGGAACTTTTAACAGATTTTTGGTCTTGTGCAGATTTAATCAAATCAAAAATAGGTCCTGGATTTTTAGTAACAAGAACAGGAATATTTGACAAAATAAGAGATATTGCAAGTAAAATAACAAATTTTCCTCCTGATAAATGGTGTCCTGGTGATGTTTATGTTATAAATGAAAATTTTTTACAGGATATAGAAAAACATTTAAATGGGATTGATATAAATGCTCCTGATGCAATAGGTCAATTAAATTTAATTTTTAATGAAGAATTTAATTTTAATGATACAGGTATGGAAGCCAAAATACCACATCTTGGCAAATGTATTGCAGTATCATTAAAACAAGAAGAAGCAAGAGGCGGTAAAGCAAAAGAATTCCTAAAATCATTAACAAATGAACAAACTGAATATAATTTAACAAAAGAAGAAATTGATTTATTTAAAACAAATAAAATTGATGAAATTTTTAAAAATATAGAGGAAATTCGTGAAAGAATAGAAAAAATTTCACAAAAAGCTCCTGTAACAATAGAATTGATACAAGAAAGAGGATATAATAATAGGTCTTCTTCAATATTAAAATATGCAGCTCTTAAATTAGCATATTTCCTAATAAAAGACCCAAATTCATTAGATGAAAATATTTTAAAAGCAACTGGGTTTGGTTTGTCTCTTTCAGGTGTGAATCCTACATTTTTTAAAGTTATAGGTTCTACAACAGGAACTGCAAAATTAGAAAAATTTAATTCTGGTGAAACTATTACACTTTTATATGATGGATTAAAATCTAAAAATTCTAAAATTATAATAAGAGATTTAAATAGTAATAATTCAATAAGTTTTGAATTCCTAATTAGAAAGGGAGAGGAAAATAAAATGATTGTATTAGAAGCAAGAACAAATGGGAATACACAAGCTACATTAGAGATTAAAAGAATATTAGATGTGAAATAATTTTCCCAATTGTTCTTGCTAAATACAGATTAAATATACATTTCAGCCATTCTTTTCCAGTTCTTTAAACCTGCTTCATAAAAAGAGGCAGCTTTTAAGAACGTTCTCATACTTACGTTTTTTGAAGTTTTTACAAACTCAAAAATCTCTAATTTTTGTTGCATTGATAAATTTTTAGGTTCTAAATATGGTAACATTTTTTTAATCATTTCAAGCAATGTCATATCATCAGGATTCACATCAATAAGTATTGAACGAGTTCTAATAGCACCATCGGGGTCCGCTTTTTCTTTAGGCAAATTAGATACAAAAATAACAGAACCTGTAAATTCAAATCTATTTGGTATCAATCCTTCTATATTCATATCTGGATTCTTTTCATATTCTACAACATCATATAATTGTTTAATTTTCTTTAAATATGATATTATTCTAACTTTTTTACTATCTAATGCTGCTTTAAGAATATTTCTACTTTCTTGGTCGTTAAAAACACTATCTGCATCATCAAAAACTAAAACCTTATCTGAATATTGATATAATTTCTTATACATTTCAAAAGTAGATATAGTTCCTGAAACATAAAAAAAGTCAATATCGGGTCGTAATCCAGCTCTTAAAAGACCTTGTTCTACATTATAAGTTTTACCTGTTCCAGCCCTTCCAGAAATGAATAAACTTTTGAATTTTCCTTCGCCAACTGCCGCAGACAAGTCTTGAATATCTTCTAAAATAGCTTCAGTCATTTTAACCTTATCTTCCAAAGTTTTTTCATTTTCTTGTAGTCTTGGTGAAGGTTGAACTTTTGCAGTTTGTCCATTACTAATACTAAGGATTCTTCCATAAGGGATTCCAAGTTGTATAGAAATTTCCTTAGCTGACATTTTTTGCGCTAATAATTTTTTTATTTCTTGCACTGTTTGTTCATCTAATTCTCCTCTAATACGACCTTCATATAAAATAGATTCATTTACAACTCTTTGTAGATTAGAAGGATTTGAAATAAGTTCTGCAATATCATTTAATAAATTTGTTATAGGAATTGCACCAAAAGTAAATGTATAATCGGGAGAATCTAAACTACCTCCGTTAACCCAAAAATCAAGACTATGAATTATTCCAGGCTGCGCTACATTTGTATTTAAACGAATAGATGAAAAATTTTTATCATTAAAATAATGAATTCCAGTTAAACTAACACCATCTCTTTGAAATTCTTCAGGGTCTCTAATTGGTAGCCATTCTGTACCTGTTCTTTTTGATATTATACTTATTACTATTTCTCCTGCACTTCTTAATTTATTCAATATTTCTTCGGATTCATAAAGACGTAAAAATTCACTAAATTTCATAAATTTTATTTTTTTAATTTTTAATATTTATCTTTATATTTTTTTATTTATCATTAAAATCCTCCGCCCATACCGCCCATACCATCTGCTCCACCTGTTATTTCTTGCTGTTTCTTAATATATTCTAAATCTTCTATTTCTTTTTGTGCATTTCTTTTCTTATTTTCTGCAATAAAGTCAGGAGAAAGTTTCATATATTTTTCAATCAATAGTTCTGCATTAAAATATGGAACATCAACGTCCATTCCTGAAGCATCTTTTCTTTTTATAACAATTTCCATCATTGTTTTTATAGCTTCAGCTCTTTTTGCTGTTATTTCTGCTTCTTTTGCTTCTTCAAAGATATTATCTTTATGAAAATCAATAGAAAGTACAGATTTAAACATTTCATCTTGTGCAAGTATTTCATTTTTTAAACATAATTGTATGTAGAGAGGTTTTAATATAATTTCTTGAAATATAGACCTTAATCTTGTAATAAATTTAAAAAATCTTATTTCTTCTCTACTCATTCCAATAACACTAACATCATAAGTGCCGCCTCCCGATTCTCTATCAAATCTCTCAAATGGAATTTTAGATTCTTCTTTTAATTTATTTTTAAAATAATTTATTATATCGGTGTCAGTTAAATCATAACCTTCACCACCAATGACTGAAATTTCAGGGCTTTCCCCATTTTTACTTGGAATAATATAATTTTTGAAAAATTGCATTGAAGGCTGTCCATTCACAGTGAGTTCTCCCGAATCAAAATTCACACTTACATCTTCTTTGTAAATATTTCTATATTCAGCAAGGCTTTCCTTTGCCCTTTGTGTTGATTTTGTACTAATAGGTATAATTGTTTTAAGCCTAAAAGAACTATTCATTATATTCCATATAATCCTACTATTCTCCATCAATCTTAACAAATTAAAAGCACGAACAAGTCTTTCAATATAACTTACTCTTGAAACAAAATTTCCTTTTGCATAAGAAATATAAATTATAGAACTATCTGGAAGAACTCTTTTAAGTCTTGGATTTTCATCATATTGTACCCAATATTTTTGATATACACCATTTTCATCTTTTTCTAATCCTGGCCTTAAAGATACTGGGTCCAATTCTTTAAAACCTATTATATTTTTTCCTGCTGTATCATAAATTATTTCAAATGCAATAAACCCATCTACTAATAATTGTTTAAAATACAACCAAGCATCGTGACCTTGATTAAAATTAAAAAGTGTATAAATTCTTTTAAATTCAGATGAAATATCTTCTATTATTTTCTCTGCTACATCACTATCAAAAATAGTTTTTAATTTTTGTACATTTACTTCACAAAAATAATTAGCGGAATCATAAACAATTGCTTCATCACAAATAATATCTAAAATATATTCAATTTCTGAATTAAGTGCAAATTTTCTTAAATTATCTCTCCTTGCAATATATTCTTTATCAAAATAAGCAATAAATTTTTTACTACCAATGTCTGCCATTGATAAAGACATCAACAATTCTTCTGGTAAATATCCTTCATTACCAAATTGTGCTTCTGTAATACCTACTGCTTTACTTTGTTTCACAACCATATCTTCGTATTCCATTCCAATATTAGACATCTTTTTAAGAGCCTTGGACATAATACCGAATAATGATTTTGAAGATGAAAAGCCTGCCATTTTTAATTATTTTTCTTTTATTTTAAAAATTTTAAATATATTTGTTCAATAGGAATAGTAGTAAATTTACTATTATAATATGGTAATCTATAATAATCTTCTCTTTCTATTAAAATAGGATTAAAAATTTCAGAATAAATATATTTTCTCCATATAAAATTTATATTTTTTATATGTTTTGCAAAATATTTATCAATAAATTTTGCATCAATTATATCACTTAATTTTATTTGTTCTAAATGCCTAACAGAATCATTTTCATAAAAAGTAGAAAATGTTTTAAAAGTAATAAAACAAATGTCAAAAAATTTAATTCTTTCCTTTGGAGGTAAAAAATTTATATTGAAACCAAGAATTGTCTTATTTCCTGTGTTTTCTTCTATAAATGGCTTAATAACAAAAACAAAAGGTCTTTTATCATAAAATTCAAGAACATCTTTATAGATAGGAACATAATAAAAAGTATAAATTTCAAATGGAATAAAATATTTTAATTTTCTTGCATAAAATCTAAAATTTTCTTCTAAAAATTCTGAATTTTCTTCAAATTTTTTAAAATATTTATTTTCTAAATAATTTTGTGATGAACGAATGAAATTCTCATTTGAAATATCATTTAATATTTCACTAAATTTTTTCATTTTTTATTCTGAAAATTATTTCCAAATAAAAATTTTTCTGTAATTAGTACAAATTTTGCATTTCTATTCTTAGCATAAGAATCTGCGGCTTTAAATTTTGCACTATTTATTAACCACGTTTTTGCTTCTTCATTAAATTTTTTTACATTTTTTCTTGTGTGTCCTAAAAGAATAGGTTTTTTTAATTGTGATGAAGGTTTTATTTCTGCAAAAAATTCTTCAATTTCATTATTTCTGTTTAATACTTTTAAATAAAAATCTACATAATATTGGTGTTCTTTATTATCAATAGGACTAATATATGGAATAGGTATAGGTTCAGAAGACCATTTTATTATATTTTTGTTTGTATCACAATATTTACAAAAATTAAATTCCCAAGAAGACCTGTAAATAATTTTATTAGGGTCTCCAATATATTTTTCTGGATTTTTCAATTTGTAATATCCTTGATAAAATTTATCAGAACCCGGTTTTAAGTCTTTAATTTTCATTTAATTTAAATAAAATTGAAGAACTTAAAGGATTTAATTTTCCCCAACCCTTTGCAAGACCATTTATTATCATTGTTGTAAAAAATGAAAAAGGATACGGGCTTTCATTTGGATTATATCTATTCCAGTATTTAGAAACTTCTAACATTGCATAACCTATACAATCTTCACGGTCCATTGGATTTTTATAGTGAAATTTTTTAGTTAAATTTGTTGCAATTAAAAGAAGATCCTTTGCCGCTTCATTTGTAAGGTATCCTTTTTCTAAGGAATCTAAAATATTTTTCTTAAATTTTTCTTTATCTAAGTAATGTGTCTTTGCCATTTTTTAATAAATTTTATAACTCACACTATTTAAACTATTTTGATTATCTATATTATATGATTGATGATGTTTAAAATCACATTTTTTAATCATTTTTAAATCTGAAATTTTAACTTTTTTAATTATTCCACTATTTATACATCTTACAACACAAGAACTATCTGAATTGCAAGATAATACTAAACATTCATTTCCATCATATTCAACTATATCATTCACACCAATAATTTCTTCATTTTCTTTTGTAATATCTAATTTTGTTTTTTCTTCTAATTTTAACTTTAATGAAAAATATTTGTCTTTTTTATCAGTGAGGTCTTCATCAAGGATTCTTAATAAATCTTTTACTTTTGGATTATTTATATCACTATTTTTTGTAATATAATCTATTTTTTCTTCAATAAATGAAATATTTTTAGAAATAGAATTTAATTTATCTTTTAAAATATTTATTGCCTTTTCTTCTTCATTTAAGAATTGATAAAAAGTTTTTGAAATATCATAACCAATGTGTTCAAGAATACTATTTCTTATTTGTGTAGCATTTGCATTATTAACAAATTTATTTATTTTATTTAATTTATCATAGAAATTAACATAAGTTTTATTTTCTAACATAAAAATATCAACTCTCCTATCTTTTAAATTATTATTTATTATACTTGTTACAAAATCCATTTCACAAATATATCTTTTATATTCATATATTTTTAATATATTTTCAAAAATATTAAAATGTGCGGGTGTAACAATTCTCATCAATTTATAATTAGATTTTAAATGATTATATGAAAATTTATCTTTATTTACATAAATATCATCATTTTTTTCCATTATTTTTATTTCTTTATCACCAAGATAAAAATTCACAGATTCATTTGTAACTCTGCAAATATTACTATTTAACAAATCAGCTATGATAAAAAAGTCTTGTTTAAATTCTTTGGCTTCTTCATCTAACATTTCTCTAATTTTAAGTCCTTCTTTAACATAACCTTTATTATTTATTACGAAAAATTCTTTTCCATTTTCATATACAACAGGTGAATAATTTTTTATAAAAATACAAGAACTATCATCAAAATATATTTGATTTTTATTTTCAAATGCTTTTATTTTATTTACAAGTTCTCTACAATTAAAATCAAATTGAAATTTATTAAGATTTTCTAACAACAAATTTTTGTTTGTTTCTGTCTTATCAAAAATAAAATTAAATAAACTTTCTTTAATTGATTTATAAACAATAGGTGAAGTTCTACTAAAATTTTCATTTAATCTCAATAAATCTATTTCATCTCTATAAATTTCTATATTATTTTTTACTGCTTCAAGGAGCATTCTAACGTGTGGTATAAATGTAAATTCTTCTGAAAGATTTACAATTTCATCACAAATTTTCCATTCATTTATAGGAAGATAAGAATATAAATTTTTAATTTTATATTTGTATATAGGATTATCAAAAGTTTGCACAGACTCTATTATTCCATTTATTAAATTATTTACACCAAGACCCCTATTTAATTTTTCTATTTTTATTTCATTTTCAATAAAATTTTGTATTTCTTTTTCATTTATTGGGAGCAATTCATTTCTAAGATTTTCAGAAATTGAATTTTCTAAAACAGAATAATTTTGAATATTATTTAAAGAATTATTTATATGTAAAAATTCTTTTATAGTTTTTTCACAAATTTCCTTAACAAGAGGATTATTTGTTTTTTCTACTAATTTTTGTATTCTTTCTTTAAGATTATACATTTTTATTATTTTTTTTTATTCTTTAAAATATCTTAATGTTAATTGGTCTTTCTTGTAATCTATATTCAAGCCCAAATGAACTCTTATTTATTATTGTATTTATCACAATAATATTTTGTTCAAAATTGATATTTTTTATTCTTGAATCTTTTTCTAAATATAGATTTGATATAATATCACCCTCTTTAATATTTAATTGTTCAACAAGTTCATTTGTAAGTTTTGGGAAAACATTAAATATAAAAGATTCATCAAATATTAAATCAGGATCTTGATTACCTGTAAATATAGGTGAATAACTTAATATATGTTGTGTTTCTTCATTATAACTATCTACTATTTTAAATTGTACATATTTTTTTCCTAAATATGGCAAACCTGCACCTCTTGATACTATATTTGCGTGAGCTATTCCACCATTTTCATCAACACACGTCAAAAGCACAGGTTCAACAAAATTTTGTGATGGATTTTTTGGCTCTACTATTAGAGAATCTGTTATTTTATATCCATAACCTCTATTTATTGGCAACACTTGTTCAATTTCACCATTTTCTCTTACTAATACTCTTAATTTTGCACCTCTTCCTGTTTTTGTAATTACTTCTATGTTGATAGGATCTTCATTTGTTATTTCATTATTAGTAATATATGGTACTAACCAATCATATTCATTTAAATTTTTAATATTTTTTTCTATAAGTTTCCAAGAATTCCCATTATCTATTGAAAAATACAAATTTACAAATGGTATTATTCCAAAAGTTTTCCATTTTAATTTAAAAATTTTTCCTGAATATAAATATGTATCAGGTGTTATATTTATAAATTTAAATCCTCTAATCTCAGAATCATTATTTTTTGAATTTAAATTAAAGGATTCTATTACATTATTTGATGAAAATTCAGTAGTCGTATCAATTACAGGAAAATATGTTTCTAATTTAAAAGAAAATGATAAAGAATTTTTATTTGTTTCTGGATATGAGAATTGAAAAGTTTTTTCTAAACCATATTCTTCAGGAAATCCTATTTGTGCAGGTATTCTAAATCCTTTATATTGAAAAGAAAATACTTGTGTTTTATAAAAATTTTCAATAAAAGATTGCATTATTTTAAAAATATCTTCGTGAAGGTCAGTTTGTATAATTATTTTTATATTGTAATCAAGAGGTATAGAATTTAGTACAGAATTTCTTGTTTCATAACCATCTTCTGTATAGACAAGATATTCTCCTCTAACAAACCTATTTGTCATACTTGAAGTATTTATACTACAACTTTCAAGAACCACCACACCTCTTGGTATAACATCAAAATTGCTATCAATTTTTTCATTTTCATTACATACCTTAGTAAAATCAAAAAAATCTTGTAAAAATCTACTATCTCCTGTCGCAGAATAAAAAAATGGAATAGTCTTAATAACTTCATTTCCTGAAGAATCCAAATAATTTATTTTTATTTTATTCTGTAAAAGATTTGTAACACCAATAATTACACTTCTTGCGTGAACATTATCCCATATTTTTTTATTTCTTAACATTCATTAACTTAATTTTTCTATAAATAAATTTGAAAAATTATTTGTTTTTTCAACATTTATTTGATAATCAAACAAATGATTTGTTAAATTTCCGTGATTTATTACAAAAATATTTATATCTAATTCTTTTGTTAATCTTTTAAGAACTTTTAAGATATGATGTATCCCATCTGCATCTATACTTGAAAAAATTTCATCTAAATAAACAATGTTTATTCCTGTGTATCTAAGTTTAAGCAAACGTATAATAGAGATTAAAACTGCAAAATCAATTTTTTTCTTTTCACCTGTACTTAATTGTTCAGGATTTATATCAAAACCAAGATTTTTTATTTCAGTTCCAAAATCATTTAAAAAATTTATACTATAATCTATATTTAATAATTCTAATGAATTTTTAATCTCTTTATTTAAAAGTGGTAATATTTTTTTATTTATATTCATTTTTTTAATCCCGTTATCCCCAAAAATTTCCTCTATTATAGAATAGAATTTATTTTTTTTATTTATTTTAATAAAATTTTTTTCAAGTTCTTCTAATTCCTTATTTGATTTTTGTATTAGGTTTCTTAAAAAATCTAATTTTTCATTTGAAATATTTTTTTGATTATTCTCATCTTTAATAAGAGAATCTATTAAAATTTTAATATTATTTATTTTATCATTTATACTATAAAATTCATTATCAAGTTCTAAAATTAAATCCTTCCTATTCTTTACTTTTTCTTCAACTATTTTTATTTCTTTTTGATATTTTTCATTATCACTAATACTTTTTTGTAAAATTTCTCTATAATATTCTGTGTCAAGATTATTTCCACAAGTAGGACATTTTTTATTGTTTAACAATTTAATATTATGTTCACAATCTTTTCTTTTCCATTTTAATTCATTTAATATTGTATTTCCTTTGTTAAGTATTTCTAAATATTCATTTTTCTTTTTAAGAATCTCTTCTCTTTTTTCTATTAAAGAATTTATTTGATTTTTATATTCTAAAATTGCATTTTCTGCATCTTCTCTATTCTTTTTATTAAAATCTAATAATTCTAATTCTAAATTTTTTAATTCTTCTATTGTTTTTTGATTGTTATTTTTTAATATTTCTATTTCATAATTCATTTTTTCTATTCTATCACGCAATTCTTTTGTTTGCAAGGAAATAAATTTTTTAATATCATTTATTATTTCAAGCCCAAAAATTCTATCAAGAATCATTCTTTTGTCATTTGGACTCATTGTTAAAAAAGACTTAAAATCATTTATAGAAAGGCTTAATGTATTATTAAAAAGATAAAAAGGTATTCCAAGGATTTCTTCTTCAATATATTCTTGAATATTCTTTTTTCCTGCTTGGTCATATTCAACACCATTTATAAATAATTTTAAATAATTTGGGTTTATTCCCCTCATAATTTTATATGTAATTCCATTTTTAAGAATAGAACATTCTACTTCTAAATTATTGTTTAATCTATTAGGAAGGTCTCCTAATTTAATGCCATCTACTTTGCCATATAAAGAATATTTAAGAGCATTTGAAATAGTAGATTTTCCAGAACCATTTGAACCTTTTACTACAAAAAGAGAACCATTTTCGGGCAAATCTATCACTTGAAATTTATTGCCATAACTTGCAAAATTTTTAAATTTAAAATTTAATATCTTCATTTCTGTTTTCTTTATATTTTGTAAATATTTCTAAACTTTTTATTTTTAATTTTTCTTTCAAATCATCAGAATAATTAGTAGTGTCTATGTAAGTTTTAATCAAAGACTCTATTGAAAATGATTCTATGTTGTTGGATTCTTCTAAAAAATTATTATTTGTTAAATTTTCATCATATATTTTAATATTTATTTTTCTTGATATAATATAAGAATTTAAATATTCTAATAATTTTTGTATAGGAATATCTATAACTTTTGTTTGTGGTATTAAAATATCTACAAAATTGTTTGTCATTAAGAATGATAGTTCTTCTAATGAATGATTTAGTAGATAATCTATATGAATTTTTTTAAATTTAGGAGTATAATTGTTCTCTATCCATTCTTCTTCATCTGTTTCTAAATCATAAATAACAATTTTTTTAATGTTATCTCCATCTGAACGTGTTAATTCATAGGGATTGCCTATCATATGTATGTTTCCTATTTTTTGTCCCCAATGAATGTGTCCTGAAAATACTCTTTTAAATTTATACAATTCTTTTTGATTTATTCCATTTTCTATTATGGAATTCTTATTAAATTTTAAATTGTTTATATCAGTATGGCAAAATAAAAAATCCGATTCATATAAAGGATTTTCTAAAAAATTATTAAAATCTTCAACGTTTTCAACCCAGGGCATCAATAGGGCAGAAAATTTATTTCCTAATTTTATGACAGTGGGTGTTTCATAAATATGAATATTTTTGATATTTTTAAAAACTAATAATGAATTTATTTCATTTGTTTTTTTGTTGTAAATATCGTGATTTCCTACAATTATATGCACTGGAATAATTTTAGAAATTTCTTCAAAAATTTTATATGCAACATTCATTACATTCAAATTTATTGAAGTCCTATTGTCAAATACATCACCAAGATGTAATAAAATATCACCTTCTTTTACTCTTTGTTTTAGATTTGGTATAAAAAAATTTCTAAAATAATTTTCTTGTATTTCCAACCATTCTTTTGAGTTGTTTCTTACACCAAAATGTGTATCAGATATTAAAAATAACCTCATTTTAAAATAATCTTTTTATTTTTTGATTTTTAATAACACCAGTTCTTTCATCTAAATCTATTAAAATAGATTCTTTATGTTTTGTAGGTAATTGCTCATAAAAAATTCTATATGAACAATTGAAAAAATCACAGACATAAACAAAAAGGTCTACTGGGGATATATTTATTTTTACATTTTCTTCAAAATATATCCAAATATTTAACATATCACTTTTTTGTATCTTTTCAAGATTTTTAATGTCTTTCCAAGGAGATTCTTTAAATATTCTAAAAATTTCTTCATTTATTATACGTTCTTCATTTTCATAATAAGGGTCTGGACCTAAATCTTGTATTTTTAAATTTCCAAAATTTTCATATTCATAATCTCCTAAATTCCATTTGTTATTCAATACTTTATTAGTGCGATTTTTTAACATATAATTTTATTTTTTTACAAATTATCTAATATTATATCAGTGTTCATATTTTCTGTTATTCTTCCAAAATTATAATCTACTAAAAATTCCTTTTTTGAATTTTTCATACCTTCATCTCTATTTGCAACTAATTTTAACAAATATTTATTGTTAGCGTGCATATATGGGTCTTGAATAATAGCATATAATTGGTCAACCGTGTGCATTAGAGCAGAGGATTCAGAAATATTATTCATAGTTAAATCAGAGGAATCAAATCCTGACCTATTAACTTGTGTTGCACTTAATACACACCAATTATTTCTTACTGCCATTGCTCTTAAATCTTCTGAAATTTGTTTAATTTTCATATAAAGGTTTTCTGAATTAGGATTCCTATAATTTTTAATAATATTTAAATAATCTATTATTACAATTTTAAATTTTATTTTTTTATTATTTTCAATTTTTTTTAAATAATTTTCAATATCTATTACACTTGCAGATGAAGTAGGATATTCTTTTACCCATAAATGCCCCATTTCATTATTATAATATAATTGATTAGTTGCTCTTATATCATTTAACAATTTTTTAATTTTTTCAGAATTTTTAGAAACATCATTATATTTTTTAATTTCTATATTTAAAAGATTGGCACCAAGTCTTTTAATTACTTTTCTATCCCTCATTTCAAGACTTATTAAAGCAGTATTATACCCAAGACGAATAGAATTAGCACAAAGATTTGCAAGCCACCAACTTTTTCCAACTTTAGGCGGTGCCATTAAAACAATTAAAGATTTTGTTGCAAACCCGCCGCATAAATCCATATATGGATAGCCTGTACTAAAAAAATCTTCTACGGGTTGAATATGTGATTCTGGATTAAAAAAATCAAGGCCTTCATCAAAATTAAAATCTATATTATTTCCTTCTAATATTATGTTTTTTGCAGTTAAAACTACATCTTTAACATTTTCCGTATTTATTTTTGTACTTTTTAAATATTCTATTAGTGATTTTACAGAAACATCAAGATTCTTATATTCAACCCAAGCTTCAAAAGTTTCTTTAAGCCAATCTTCATCATAATTGTTTATATCTATATCTAAAAATATTTTAAGAGTTTCATAATCTATATCTATTTTTTTTGATTTTACTAATTCAAATATTTGTTCAATTGAAGGTGATTGATTAAATTTTAATATAAATTCTAAACATATTTTATAGAGTTTTTGTAATTCTTTACTTTCAAAAAATTCAGGCTTTACATAATTTATAAAATCTTTTGTATCTATTAAATATCTGAAAAATATTTTTTCTTGATAAGAATTGTTCATATTTTTTTTTTCTTTAAATCTTTATTTTAATATAAAAAAAGGGTTAAATTTGTTTAACCCAATTATGTTTGTATAAGATTATATGTTCAGATGATAATTTAATCCATTCTTTTTTGTTCATTTCATCAATTATCTGTTCATATTTTTCCTTACTTAAAAAATTTTTAAAAACTTTATTGTAAATTCCTGTTTTTTTTACAGGATTTTCAAGATTACAAGAATCATCTAAATATTTAATAATTTTATAAAAATTATATTCTAAATCTGAAACATCTACATTTACATTTAAAATATATTTTAAAGGGATTTTCTTAATATCAATACTTATCATATAATTATTTCATTTTCTTGGTTTTCATTTGCAATACTATCAAGTAAAACATCAAATTCTTCATCATCATTTATGTTTGGGAGTGAAAAATATGGCTTGATAACTTTTTCATCAAGAATATCAAGAACTTCATTTGTAAATACTTTTGAACTAAATAATTCTTTAGGACTTATACATTCTCCTAAATGTTTTACTGCAAATCCTCTCGCAGTTTCTTTTGGTTCAAAATATAAAATTTTTGTTTTGTTTGTTTCTGTATCTAAAAATTCAAATCTTGTACTCCTAATATAATTTGCTTCTTTTGTATCTTTATCACCATATAATTTATTAAATTCATTTTCAGATAACAATTTTCCTCTTTGTATTCCACAAGAATCCCAACTAATAAATTCCTCTAAACCTACATAGGGATTCATACCTCTGTAAAATGAAATATGAAATTTTATTTTATGAGGTTTTGCAAACCTGTTCTTTTTTATATTACTTGTAACAATTATACCTGTTTTTTTAGTATCATCACCATCAATATCTTCTTTAAGTTGTGCTTTTGTAAGTTCAATCATAACTGAACCAACATATTTTGCACCCCCACCACCTGAAATTTCATTGCCACCTATAAACGAGCCAACAGATGAATATACGTGTGTTGTACAGATAAGAGGAATTTTAAGTTCAGCAAGGTCCATTGTGATCACTCTAAAAAGACTTCTTAATTCTTGTTGTTTTGTCATATCTTTTTTATCACTCCCACTTATAGCATCTCCTCTTTCTTTTTCAGTTGCTAAATTTCCAAGAGAATCTAAAACTAACATCAATTTAGGAGTTTCAATACCTTTTTCTTTTAAAGATTTAATTTTTTCACAAAGATTTATTACAAAGTGTCTAACTTGTTTTGTTGTTAAAACAGGTTGATACCTAACACCTGCAGGGTCAAGACCAAACTTTTTCACGGTTTCAATATCCATTGCCGCTTCCGAATCCATATAGATAATTTGATAACCCTGTTTTTGGGCATTCCTGCAAGCATTAAGTGCAAGAAAACTTTTTCCAACTGAATTCTCTCCTGCTAAAATATATGCCCTTGCATTTGCATATCCACCTTTAATAGAACCTGATAATTGAGCATTTAACAAATAATTTCCTGAATTTATCCATTCTGTAATTTTAGAATAATTGTTTATATCAATTCTTGAACCTTTTGGGTCTATTGTTGATAAATATTTGTCAAGCTCATCAAAAGAAAATTCTTTACCTTCTGTTTCTTTAATAATTTTTTTAGCCATTTTTATATGTTTTTAATTGATACAAAAGAATCATTGAATTTATTGCAAGTGCAACAATATGTCCGTATTCTTCGCCATCATCAGAATATTCATCATTCATAATTTCTAAACAATGTCTAAATAATGAATTTTTTATATCATTTATATCCATTTCTTTTTTCCAGTTATAGGGTTCATATTTAAATTTGTTTTTATTCATTCTTTTAGCCATTTCTTTTATAAATGTAAAATCTAATTCATAAACAATTTTACCATCTTTATCTTTGTATGACTTTTCCATTTTAGAATAATGTTTTTTTAGTGATAAGATTAGGATTTATTTCTTGATAATTCATTGCTTTAATAAATCTATTCACGGGGTCTATTATTATTTTTTCAAACATAATATCATAATCAATTTGTGGTGCAAATTCAATAGGAAAATTACCTGGAAGAAAAGCAAATACATTTTCATTTATATTATTATCTATTTTAGAATAATAATATTTTATTTTATCACCACTTTTTATTCTTTGATATTTTTTACCCCATTTTGTATTATTAAGAATATAATTATACACACCTGCAGCCCTTACGTGTATAGGACAGCCTTTATTTATTTTTAAAGATTTTATATCATCATAAATAAATTTTTCGTAATCTGTTATTGAAGAACCTAATGAAATATCATTTATATTTGAATGAATAAATTTAGTCTTAATCTCTTTTAATTTTTTAATAAAATCTAAATAATCAAAATTCAAATTATTTGAAAATAAATATTTTAATATATCTTTAAGAACATTTCTTGCAAATAAAGGTGTTGATGATTGTACAATTTCAACTCCTTTAGGTTCAATTTTTTCTAATCTTTTGTAAAAAATACCACCTTTTGCAGAATCTTTCCAAGCTTTATGTGTAATATATTTTTTCTTTTTTAATAAGAGCATTTCATAATTTATATTTTCCATTTCAAGATCCTGCATATTTTCAGTACCAAATTTTTTTGCATAATATTCAAAAAGATTTTTTATGTAATGAGAGAGATGATTTTTATACAAATCTATTATAAATTTTGTAGGGTCTTCAGGATATTGATTTAAAGTTTTTAAAAGAGATGAAAATTTCACATAACAAGAATCCGTATCATTATAGATTACATTTTCTTTTTCTTGTATTTCAGATAAGACTTTAACTCCTAATTTTTGATGAATATCAGTATAGGTATGCCATTTTGAAAACCATTCATTTAATTTTAATGAAGTCCATTTTATTAAATCTTGACCTTGTAGGGTAATTGACTCGGCTATTTTAATATTAAATCCAAAAAAATATTTTGAAGCCAATGCACCATAAGTACTATTTAAAAAAATTTTTATTGCCTGTTCTTCATTTGTTTTAGGAATTTTTAATTTTTTCAATCTTTCTATTTCTTGTGAAAGCTGCTCAATTGAACAGCTTTCAATATCAATATTAGAATATTTAAGTTCTGTTTTTTCTAAAATTTGGCTATTCCTCATATATTGCACCTAAAATAATAATAGTTTCAGAATTCTTTGAAGTAAATATAAGTCTATCTTCTAAAAGTGTTAATTTATAATCTTCATTATCTAATTGTTCAAATTGTGTTTTAAAAATTCCTACTCTAAAATTTTTATATTCTTCTAATTCATCTATTACAATTTTAAATGTTTTACCTAATGAATAAACAGATTTATCTTTTGAAACTTCAAAAAACAAAAATTTATCTTCACTATCTATACTAAATAATTGTATTATTTTTTTGATTTTTTCTTGTGTTAAATCAATATCTAAATAATTTTGATTTTCTAATGAACAAATTTTTGAAAATTGTTCATTTGTTATAATATTAAATATTTTTAAACTTGCACAAGAAAAATTTATTTTTAAATCTTTTTGTTCTAATTCAATTTCAGTACCTACATATTCATTATCAATTTTTTCATAATAAATGTTAAAAAGAAAATCTTCTTTAAATAGAGGAATAGATTTTTTCAATTTGTTTATTGAAAAAATGCCAAATTTAAGTTCATTTAATTCACCTTCAATTTCACTAAAAACATTTTCAAAACTAATTTTTGAATGCTTCACCGTTGTTTTATCAGCAGTGTTCGCCGAAACAGAAAGTTCTCCATTTTTTGATAAAGAAATTAAAATTGATTGAGAAATAGACGAAAACTTGTTTAAAAAATTTAGTAAATTTTCTGGATATTTTACTTTAAAAGAAACTTTTTTTGTCATATTGAATAAAATTTAATATATTTTGTAGAATAAATATTTATTTTGTTTTTGAATTGTTTAATTTAAAATGATTTATTTTCTTCTTCATCTTCATCATCTTCATCAGAATCTTCTTCATTTTCCTCATCTTCATATTCTTCTTCATCAGAATCTTCCTCATCTTCATCAGAACCTACATAATCATTTTCATCTTCATAATCTTCATCATCATCACTTCCATAATATTCATCATCATTTTTTTCATAATCTCCTTCATCATCATCACTTCCATAATATTCATCATCATTTTCTTCATAATCTCCTTCATCATTTTCTTCATAATCTTCATCATTGTCAAAATCATTTTCATTTCCATAATATTCATCATTTTCATCTCCATAATATTCAGTATCTCTATGAAATTCTTTTTGTCTATAACCATTTTCATCTTCAATGTGTCTATGATATTCTTTTTCTCTATTATATTCATTATCCTCATAATCATTTTCATTTCCATAATGTTTATTATCCCCATAATTATTTTCATCATTAACATTATCAGGTTTATCTTTTAATGCAGAAACAACTAAATCTTCTTCTATAAATTTTTTAAAGCTTTTCATAAAATTTTCTTTTTTTTATTTTAAAGTTAATAAATATTTTAATTTATTTAAATCATTTATGATTTCATCTCTAATATTTGCTAAATCTGTACAATCAGATGACTGGAATAAATCATTAAAAAATGAAATAGATGCATCTAAAAAAACGTCCATTTTTAAATCCATTATATCTGTAAAATTTATAGGTGTCAATCCACCAAAATAAACTCTATTAAATTTTCCACTATATGCTTCTATCAATAAGTCAAATTTTTTGTCTAAACTTTCATATATTGTTCCAAATGCAACGTGTTCTGCATAACTTTCTGTTTGCCAATGCATAATTTTAAGTTGCCCAGATATTTGTATAATAGATGCAAGCAATTCTTTTTCCATATTATATTTATTTTATTTTTTATTTATTATTTTTTACATTAAAAAATTTTATATTTGAACAATTTTCATATTTTTCAACTTCTATAAAATATTCTAACATTTTATTAAAAAATTTGTCTAAATCTTTTACATAAAATTTTTCCTGTTCATTTTCAAATACTAAATTATCAACACAATCATTTTTATCTATAAAAATCCATTTATATGAATCATTAAAAAATTGTTCATCTCTATCATCTTTTATATTTAAATTATCTACATCTACCTCAATAATATTTTTATTGATTTTCATTTCTTCTATAAAATCTGGCATTTCATATACTTTTTGAATAGCAAGAATTGCTCCTATATCTGCATATTCACTTGGCATATTTTTGTAATAAGGTTCTATAAATTCTTCCACCATTTCTTTAATTTCAATAGGTGATTCTTTATATGAAACTATAATTGTATTTCCAGTTATTTTATTTTTTATTATAGGATTATTTTTTAAAAATTTATTTAAAATTTTATTTTCTTCTTTTTCTTTTAAATATGTTAATAGGAAAATAATAGACCCAACTACTATAACAATTATATCTTCAAAGTTGCAGTCCATATCTTTTTCAATATCTTCTATACTAAGACGCCCATTACGTATTATAGCACCACCATTATGATTTATTAAAACTGACATAAATTTTTAAAACATTTTTGTGATAATAAATTTCATTGAAAATTCAATTTCTTTTTTCAGATTATTGTTTTCACATTCAAATACAAAAACAATTCTTTTATCACCCTTATTTTCTATCTTTTTTAATGTCCAATTATTTTCTAAATGATTTTCTAAATAAAAATCATCAATAAGATTTTTTAAAAATTTTTTACTTTGTAATTTTTCAAGAATTTGATTAAAAGCATTTTCTTTACTATTTGTTTTTTCTTTAAGTGAAAAAACATAAACAGGATTTAATAAATAATAATCTTCTTCATCAATCTTGTATAAAACAACACTATTCATATTTTTAAAATTTTTTATTTTATTCTAAATACAAATAAAATAAAAAAATGTTTATCCTTCACAAAAAATACAATCAGAAAAAGTATTACTATTCATATTTCTTGATAATAATGATTCTGTCCTAACATAATATAAAGATTTAAGTCCTTCTTCCCAAGCCGCAATATGAACTTTATTTAACCATTTAGGGTCAACATCTGCTGGGAAAAAAAGATTGCAAGATATTCCTTGGTCAATATATTTTTGTATCATACCAACTTGTTTTACTAATTCAAGTTGATTTATTTCATAAGCAGTGAGAAAAATTTCTTTTTCTTCTGGTGTTAAAAAATCTAAATGTTGAACACTTCCTTTATAATCTATTGCAATTTCATTCCAAAATGAAGGAGTATTATATTCTGAATATTTATTTTCAATAAGTTCTTGAAATTGTGGATTTTTACGGATAAATGTTCCTTTTGCACTTTTTTGAACCCATACATTTGTTATAATAGGTTCTATTCCTTGACTTACACCTCCCATAACAAGACTTGTTGTTGTAGTTGGCGCAATCGCAAAAAGTGTAAGATTTCGGTTTTCATCGCACCATTCAGGAGAACCAAGAATTTTACCCCATTTTTTGTTGTATTTTTCGCCTTCTGTTTTCATTTTTTCACCTATAATATTTATGTAAGCTCTTGCTGCAAGACTAATAAATGGTATTCCTTTTTTTTGTAGAAAAGTAGCCCAACCTAACCAACCTAATCCAAGTGCACGTGCCTTTTTAGAAAAATTTACAGAATTTTTAAATCCTATTGCATCTTTTGCATTTTCAATAAATTCTTCAAGATTTACATCTAAAAATAATAAACATAATTCTATAAATTCCTCTTCATCTTTCCATTCATCATATTTTGCAATATTTATACTTGCAAGGTCACAAGTAACGGTGTGTTCAACATCGTGAGGTAACATTATTTCTGTACAATTATGAACTACAATTCCATTTGCATAAAAATTATTATTTTTCCCAACCGTAATATCATATACATCTTCCTTGTTTTCTAATTTTGTTATTTTTAACATATTATTGAAATTTTTTTAATTCTAAAATTTTATTTCTTGCATTATTAAAATAATATAAAAAATATTCTTCCATTATTTCTTTTTCTGAAAATTGGTGATAAATATCATCTAATACTATATTATAAAATATTTCTTTTATACACCTATTACCTAATAACATAAATAATTTAAAATCTTCAAAATTTTTACATATTTTAAATAGAAATATATCATCTATGCAAAAATATGAATCTTTTTCAAAAGTTTTTATCAATTCTTCTTGACTTAACCCAATCCGACTATTATTAGAATCTTCTAAAATATCTGTATCATTTTTTAAATATAATGATTTCATTTTTTCATTTTTTAAAATAAATTTTTAAGATTAAAAAATCATTTCCAGGTAATAATCTATGAAAAATCTCTCTATCAATAAAAAAATATTTGTTTTTTGTAGATAATTCAATAGGTAAGGCATTGTCATACTGAAATTTCCAACCATTTCCTGAAATAAATTCAATTATTCTATTTTCAGAATCCCTATGCCATTCATATTTGTTATTTGGATTATATTTTCTTATTTCAAAAAGATTGTTTTTTTCTTTTGTTTCCCATTTTTTACCACGGTGCATCTGATTCAAGGTCAAGTTCTTTGTAAAACAATCCAACATAACAACTCCAAAAACCCGCTTTGCTTGGGTCCATTTTTTCTTTGGTGTCACATTTATGACGTGCCCAAAAACTTTTTGCCCTTTCTGGAATGTGATTTTTAACATCAAGTTTAGGGTCCCCCCATTCTATTTTTTTAGCAATAATTTCACCTGTTTCTGTTTTTTTTCCAGAATCGTGATAAACATAATATTTTTTCCTTCCTCCTTTTTTAGGAATATCTAAAACTACTTGTTTTTTTACACGTTTACCTCCTTCTTTTTCAAAATAAACAGCCTTTGTACCTATTTTAAGGTTTTTGCTCATCCAAGCAGAAGGATTTGATAGAATAATATTATTCTTATCCCAATAAACTGCTTCTTCAAAAAGTTCATTGTAAGCCTCTGAACCTATTCTGTAAATAGAATTTTCAAGACCCAAATTATTGTCTAAATGATATTTAAATCCTTCAGACATTTGTTCCCATTCTTTAAAATTTTTCATACTAAATTACTAATTTATCATCTTCTTTAAGTTCTTTTGCCTCAATGTAACCTCTTTGTGTTAATATTTTATGATTAGGTGTACATTTTAGACTAAAACCATTTTCTAAATCTTCAATAAGAATAACTTCTGCATTTTCCGCAGTTTTTCCAAAATTTAATAATTTACACCATTCTATTTCATTTGTTTCTGTATTATATGATTTAACATAAATTTCTTTTATATTTTTACTAATAGTTTCTAATTCACAAATCTTTACATTTATATTTTCAAATTTTTTCCTGTCTTTTATTGGAACTTTTAATTCTATTATTGTATCACCTGAAACACATATATTTGTTCCATTTATTTTAAGATTTCTTTTTTTCATATCATCAGGTCTTTGAGAATGCGCATTATTATAATACATAATATATGGCTGACCTGTTTTCATTCTTGTTGTTAAAATTTTAACCCAAAGATTCCGTGATTCTTGATCACCTTTAAGAAGATTATTCATAAAATAATCATCTATTGTAACACAATGATTTATATTTAAACATTGGCGATTAACATCACCCTCAGGTAATCTAATATTAAGAAATTCATTTATATCTTTATGTCTTATAGGAATATTTATAGATGCGGCACCTCTTCTTACACTTCCTTGTGAAGTTGCAACAATCGCAGAATCATAACATTTTATAAAAGGAATTGTACCTTCTGAAAATCCTCCTGAAGAAATTTTTTCTCCTCTTCCTCTTATTTTATCAAAAGTTATACCTATTCCACCACCCATTTTCCCAAGCATCGCCATTTCATAAATTTTTAAAAATATTGAGTCCAATGTATCATCTACTTGCTCTATAAAACAACTTATTCCATAGCCACGGTTTGTACCAACATTTGCTAATATAGGTGTTGAAGGGCTCAACCAACCCTTCCAAAGGTATTCTTTCCATTTTTGCTTAACATATTTTACAATTTGTTTAATTTCATTTCTTGATAATTTTGTTTTTTTAAGCATAAGAAATAACCTGTCTGAAAGTGTATTTATTATTCTTTCATACATTTCAGCAGGCGTTTCACCATCTTGAAGATGTTGCCTTTCAAGTGTTTTTAAACCCTCTTCTGTCATAAATTCGGGATAATCTATTCCTCGTTTCCAATTATTCATTCTTTTATTATTTTTTTAAAAAATTGAATTTACATCTTGTATTTCATATTTTGTGTATTCAGTAACTCTTGTTGCAAAAAAATCACCAAATTCTCTTGCACCAGAGAGAAGATAGAACCATTCCATTTCTTTTACTGCATTATTATCTATTTCATAAAGAGGTTCTACATACCCAAGTTCAGATAATTTTAAATTTACACGATGCTTAATAAATTCTTTTAATTGATAAGATGTTAGTGTTCTAATCTCCCTTTTTCCTGTAAATAAATTATCTATAAATTGTTCTTCTAATAGGAATGCAATTTTTGCGGATTCATAAATATCTTCTTTAATATTTTTTCTAATATCTATTTTTTTTAATCTATAAATTTCATCACATAATTCATTAAATAATTTAATACCTCCTGAACTATGCATATTTTCATCTCTTATTGAAAAAGAAATAATTTGTCCAAGACCTTTCATTAAATTTTCTTTTTGAAAAGATAATAAAACTGCAAAAGATGAAAAAACAAGTACTCCTTCTCCAAATGCAGAAAAAACAGCAAGACTTGTTGCAATATCTTCAAGTTTAAAATCTTTATCATTTATAATAATAAATTTGTCTAATTTGTTTTTTGTAGTTTCATCTTGTACAAATTCTTTAAAATTTGTCAAACCAAGTTGTTCATTTAGCATTGCATAATTATCTATATGTATAGTTTCAAAATAACTAAATGTACTACTCATCATTTGTATTTCAGGTTTAGGGAACCATTCTGCAACTTTTCTCCAATAATCCCCTATAAGGACTTCCATTTGTACAAATCCTTTTAATATACCGCCTATTATTGTTTTTTCTGTTTCAGAAAGTGAATAATTCCAGTTTTGTAAATCTTCTGCAAGTTTAATTTCATCTTTTGTCCAATGAACCCCTTGTTGTTTTCTATAAAAATCATATGCCCATTCATATTCAAAAGGTTTGTAATAATTTCTTTTTTCGTATATCATTATCTTTTTTTTTATTTATAATTTTTTTTATTTTCTAAAATTTTTTCAAGATATTCAATTTCTTTTTCTATTTCAAATGCAATTTTTTTAGCATTTTTTCTCTTTTTGTATTTTTCTGTTAATACATTTTTTAAACCTGATTCTTCTTTTTTATACAGAGCACCATTTACAGCACGTATAAATTTTTCTTTATCATAATTATTTTCATCTTCACATATTCCTGCAAAACTATCTGGTGATATATTCCATTGCCTCATTATTGAAGGATATAGAGAAGCAAAGTCAAAAGAACCTACCCAGGAGTACATTCCTGGTGTTGGCTCATAAACAAATGCTCCTTCATAATCACCTCTACTATTGTTATTGTTATTCCTTGGAATAACTAAATTCTTTTTTATGTATTCTATACATAATGTATTTTCAGTCATTCTAATAGGAGAAAATGCGTGTAAATGTTCAACCCTTGTAATATTGCTAAGAGTTAAAAAAGTAACAAGAGTATTTATTTTTTGGTCTATAAATTCAACAAGTTTTGCATCAATTACATTATACAATACATATTTTTCATAATCATTATTGTACATTTCTTGTAAAGTACCTTGATATTTTAATTTAGAAAGATTAAGAACTTGTTTTGCAACATAATCAAGTGTATCATTTTCTTTAATTTCAACACTTCGGTCCCATTTTTTGTAAATTTCAAGATAATCTACAACTAATCTATGAAGTGGCAATTTATTTTTTCCAACTAATTTTTGACTTGGTGAACAGGCTTCTATTTTTATATTAAATTTTTGTGCTCTGTTTATCAAATAGGGCCAATCATATCCAAGAAAATTCCAACCTGTTAAAATAGGCATTTTTTTAATAGCATTAGTAAAAAAACTATTAAGCATATCTGCCTCATTTTCAAAATAAATATATTTATAATCAATTTTAAGATTAAAATCTTTAAAATATTCTTCTACATTATTTTTAATCTTATCTATTTGTTTGTTATTTAATTGTTTTGTTGCAAGTGTATAAACTGAATTTTCAGAACAAAAAGTAATAAGTGTAACAGGTGTTTTTGCAGTTTCAGGTTTAGGCCATTCATCATCTACATAAGTTTCAATATCACAAAAAAATGTTTTTGGCTTAATATTTTTAAAAATAATATGGTCATCAGGAAGATGTGAAAGTATTTCATTTATACGATTTTGAGAAAGAATTTTTTTATACACTTTTTTTACAGGTTTTCCGTCCCAAGAAAAATAACCACTTTTTGCCTTATCATCATATTCCCACTCAAAAAAATCTGAATCTTTTAATTTTATATTAAAAAAAGAAATATTACGATTATCATCAAAATATGAAATTTTAAGAATATCATTATCTTGTTCTACATTTATCATATTTGAAATTTTAAAATTAAATTTAAAAAATAAATTTATTCAATTCCTGTACTACCAAAACCGCCTTCTCCTCTTTCACTATTATCCATTTCCCATAACTTATTATATTCTTCTTCTGAATTTAAAATTTCAAATTTAACATTAGGAACTGGAACTAATAAAAATTGTACTAATTTATTTCCAGGAGTAATAAATTGTAAATCATTTGAAGTATTCACAACGTGTATATGAATTTCACCTGAATAATCCGAATCCACAACACAACTCATAACATCTAATTTTTGTTTAGTTGCAACTCCTGATTTATTAAATGCAATAAGAGCATAACCTTTTGAAAATTTTGTTTTAACACCAGAAGGTATCAATACATCTGAATGAGGTTGCAATACATATACTTCTCCATTATTCCAATCATTTGGAACATAAAAATCAATACCTGCTGAACCAGTAGTTCCTCTTGAGGGAGCTTTTACATTTCGTGTTAATAAGAATTTAATCATTTTTTTTAAATTTTATTTTAAATATATTTCAGAATAAATTTTTGTTTAAAAAAGAGACCTAATCTTATTTGTTTTTGTTTCAATTGTCATAAATTTTCCCCAATCTTCTCCTGTTTCTTTTGACATAAAATCAAAAAACCAAGTTGGGTCTTGTAAATAATTTCCTACAAATGTATCATACATATTTCTAAACAATTCTTTTCTCATATTTTCATTACTTTCTAATAATTCAATCTTTTCTTTTAATTCTTTGCCATCTTTTACTCTACAAAAATGATCCTTAGGAATAATATGACAATTAGTATCATAATCAGGGTGAAAAAATGGTATAACACCCATTATTAAAGTTTCTAAATATTTTGCACTAACCCAACCTTTTTTAATAGGAATAATAAATGTATATTTAGTATGTGCTAATTTATCATTCAATTCATAATGGTCTATCAAACCTTTAAATTGTTTATATTTTTCTTTTACCCATTCATCAACATATCCCCAAATATCTATATCTAAATCCTCATCAAGAATATATTTTTTTATTTCTAAAAGTCTCCAATCATTTTTAAAATCTTTTGCTAATGAACCTTTGCCAGGATTTTGCATTGCAACAAGAGTAAATTTTATATTTTTTTCTTCATCTATTCTTGGTGGTGTATTAAAAGCACAAAATCTTTCAAAATAACAATATTCTTGTGGAATTTTAATATATTCGGGAACTCCTAAAGAACCTTCTACAATACGTTTCCAAGTTGCATTTGATGCAACTTGTGATAAAATTTTTATAGGAAGATTTCTTACATCATAATGGGTATATTTTAAATTATTAAAATCACCTTGAATATTACGAGGGTCACTTGTGAACATATACCATTTAAAATTTGTCTTATTTAAAAAATACACTATAGGTCCAGAATAATTATTAGACATATCTAATGGCTTGTAATAATTGCCATCTTCTTTTTTAACAAATTCATAAAGATTGGCTTTTATAAAACTTGTTGAAGAAATACATAAACAATAATCAATATAATCATTTACAAATTTAATCCAATAATCATATAAATATTCATTATTTTTCTTTGATAATTTTTCATTTTTATTTAATTTTTTTCTAATAATTTTTTTAGATTGATTAAAAACATCTACTAATTTATTATATGGGTCTATTTCCTTTTTTTCATCATCTTTTAATAAATGATAATCATTAGGACCTAATAAATATACTATATCTATTTTATCAGACCTTAAAATAGACCACAGCATATTATAGGGTTCCATTGAACCATTCCATTTTTTACAATCTATTTTTTTTAATCTTACTACTCGTCCTATTGAACAAAAACCTATTTTCATATTAAATATATTTTTTTAAAAAATTTATACCACTTTTCCAAAAAGCATTTGCTCTTTCAATATCATCAAGATGAAAAGGAATACAAGTACATACTAAAATTGCAGATAATTTTTTGCAAAAATCAATCTCTTCTCTACTTAAATATTTTAATAAAGATTCTTCTAAATAATATTTTATTTTTTCTAATTCTTCATTATTTTTCCAAATTACTATTTCATTATCTATCAAATCATAATTCTTGTTAAGTATATGTGAATAACCTAAATAAATATCTTGCATAAATTTAGCAACATCATATAGTATATTCCCGTGACAACCTTGTGTGTTTCCCCATTCACCACGAGGGTCTAAAAAACAAAATTTTCCTGTACTTGTTTCAAATAATATATTGCCAAAATGTAAATCGCCGTGAAATTCACTTGAAAAAAATTTGTTAAGATTTTTCTTTTTAAGTGTTTCATAAATTTCTTCAATTGTTTTATTCAATATTTGTATATCTTCTTCTTTTATTTCTATTTCTTTTATATTTTTTATTTCTTCTATTCTTTTATAAGGTTTATTATAAAACATATTCACAGAATCATTATCTAAAAAAGGATTGTAATTATTATTATTTTTAATAATATTAAAAAGAATATAAAAAAATTTATTGAATATCATTCTCCAATTATCAATAGAAAAATTTTCATATAAGAAAATTTCACTAAGGGTGATACCAGGTTCAAGAGACATTATCATTTCAGTATCACTATAAATCTTTGGTATAAAATATTTAAAATTATTTACATTTTTATACCATAAAATTTCTTTTTCTATTTTTTTATTCCCTTCTTCTGTATTTCCTGTTTTTTTAATTACATTTAAAATAGGATTTATTTCTAAATTGTTTATTCCTCTTGCAAGAGAACCTATTAAACGATTCCTTGATTTATAGTAAGAATCTAATTCACCACAATCATACCAACTTTCTGTTTTTTGTATTTTTAAAGGTTCTTTTTTATGATATTCCCTAATTAAATAACTTATTTCATATTGTTTTTCATTATTTGATTTAATTACTATATCTTTAAATAATTTTACATTTTTAAAATAATAAACTCCTATTATAGCTTGATTTGTATCAGGTTTATTTTTTACTTTATCAAAAAGATTTATTTTTTCATCTATCATACACCATCTTTCCCAATCATCTACTTCGCTTGTCATAATAACACTTGTATCAAGGTTTATTTTGTCTAACATTATAGTATCTGAAAGCCAAATACAAACATCATTTATTTTTGTTGTATCAATATCTTTTGTTGCCTCATATATTGCATTTAAAGGTCCAAGCGGTTCTTTCTGAAAAACATATTTTATATCTTTTTTATCCTTGTAAAATTTTTCTAAAAATTGTTTAATATCATTATTTTTATTTTGAACTATAACAATTTCAGGATTTACAAAATTTTTCTGTATTTCATCTATAATCCAACATATGATAGGTTTAGAACATAAGGAAATCATACATTTACTTATTCCTTTACTAAGAGGTGACATTCTTGTTGATAAGCCACCAGCGGGTATAATAACTCTTGTTTTATTCATAATTGAAAAATATTTAAAAATTGGTCAGGAGACATTGCTCTATCATCAATATAATATACATTTTCTCCCCAAGGTTTGCCAAATGTTATTTTATGATATTTCACGCCATATTTATCCAACCATTTTTCAAGGATAGGTCTATGATAATTTTCTATTTCTTTTAAATTGCCATTAAAGGTTTTCATACCTCTTGAAGTGAAAAAATGAATATAGTCTCCCGAATCATAATGTTTATTTATTTTTTCTATCATTTCTAAAATAGGTTCAGAATTTTCATAATCATATTTTTCTACAATTTCAGAATCTTTAATAATTTTTATTTTTTTAGTTCTTAAAATTGTATTATCTACATCAATTATTAAAGTTCTATGCATTTTTTTTGTATTTTTTTAAAAAATATATTTTTATATTCAAAATGTTTATTAAAAAAATAAAAGACCTGTAAAAATTTTTACAGGTCTTGAAAAGAATTTTATTATATTCTCTATTTTAGAGAGATTTCAATTCTATTATTTAGAACAGAAATTTTATTAAATTTAACTTTTAAGATTCCATTTTCAAGAGTGGCATCAATATTTTCAAAATCATAAACAATTCCTTTTTTTGAATTTAAAAGAGTTACAATACGTTCATCTTTTTTACCAAGAATTTTATCTTCTATATCATACTCAATAACTAATGATTTTTTATTCTCTACATCTTCTAAATAAATTTTTATATCTTCTTTAGGAACACCAGGAAGTTCTGTAAAATAAGTAATTGAATTTTCATCTTCTACAAATTTAACCCTATTATTAAATTTAGTTGATTTTCTAAAATCTGTAAAAAAATCATCATAAATATGACGAGTAAAAAAATCATCATAAACAGGACGAGCAAAAAAATCGTCCATAACAGAATTAAATTGTTTTGCTAATGTTATCATATCTTTCATATTTTTTTATTTTTTTTAATTTTCTAATATAATATAATAAATATTGTGCAAATGTTTATTTTTGTCATTTTGTCATAAAAAATAAAAAAATTTAAGATTTTAAATGCCAAAATGACAAAAATCTTAAATTTTTTATCTAAAAAATATTTTAAATTTTACTTATTCATATCTAAATAACCTTTAATCTCTGCAAGAGAATTACATAATTTTTCAAATTCTATTTCTTGAAATTTATCGTGATTTTTAACCCAATGTATCCAAATAAATCCTACTAAACAATTATTTATATCTTTTATAGGAATAGTAACACTTTTTAATATTCCATATTTTTCAAGCTGTTCTTTTGTTTTTGTATTTTCTGTTGTTTCAGGACATTTTATTATTATTTTTTTTCTAAGCATTGCAGATACCCATTTAGGATATTCAGATGTAAAAACATTCTTAAAATCATTTTTTATTGTAGATATTCCAGGAGAAACAGACTCATAAGTAATTGAAAATTTAGACATTGGTGTTCCATTTTGAAATTCTCCACCATTATGAAATTGACAAATAGAAATTCTATCAAAATCATAAAATTCTCTAATTCCATCTAACCAATTTTGAACTTTAATCATAGCACCCAAAAATTTTTCAGATGTCATTGAATTTACTTTTTTCTTCATCTCTCTTTGTTCAAAATAAGACTTTGCCCAAGAACTAACTATTGCTAAAATTATTCCCGACACAGATGTTATTAGAGCAATTATTATTGGCGTTTCCATTTTTCTTTTTCTTTTTCCTTCTTTTTTTATTTATCACTTGATAAGGAATAAAAACTTCACTTGGAGTCACATTACCCATTCCTAATGTATTATTTAAGGTCGCAGCAGGAGCGGCGACCTCTTCTGTTAAAGTTTGAATAAAATCTTTAAATTTTTTCATTTTTTAATTAAAGTTCATTTGTCAAATTTAATAATTTATTTCCTGCATAAGACAATTTAAAGATTCTTTCTCCATCAAGTTCGCCTTCTACCAAGAATTTTTTGTTATGTTTTAACCACATTGAATAATTTTTAGGTTTGCTACCTTCTTCCTCTGCCAAAAGTTTGAAAAATTCTTTCAATTCAGCTTCGGTCACTTTTCCTTTTTCTGCAATAAAAGCCAACACTTTTTCTCTTACAGGAGCATATGTGCTTGCTTCAATACTTGGGTAATCACCATATTTTCTTTTTGCTGTTACAATCTTTTCATTTAAAGATTCCATTAGCATAAATTCATCAGCAGTCATTAAATATTTTAATTTTTTAGACATAATATTTTTTTATTTTATTTATCATTATTTATGATGTTGATTTTGAAAATAAATTTAAAAAATTTTGCCAATATTTTCTATTTATTATATGTGCATTTTTATTAAATTTATTAAAATCATTTTTTTCAATCATTTTTTTAACTTCTTCTTTTTTTGTTCTAACAAATACAGATTTACAATTCCAGTAATTACAATAAATTTTAATAAGTTTGTCTAAATCTCTATCTTCATAATAAATCCAACCTGGCTTAATATCAGATTGTTCAAGAATTGATAATTCAATATGTTTAGTATTTATTATATCAATTGAATATTTTTTAGAAAATTCTTTTAATATGCTATTTTCCATTCCCATATACATAGGATCATCTGTAATCATTTTATTGATAACAATTATATTTTTATGTTTATTTTTTGCTTCTTCAATATAAGAACCTATTATCTTTGTAGAAAATGGCAATTGTAGTATAAGTACTGCATAATCTTCATTTTCATCTGTTTTTTCAGTTTTGCCATAAATATTATAAAATTGATTTAGAAATAGTGTTTTTATTTCAATAGGAGAATTCTCTTCTTTTTGACTTCTTGATTGAACAATTGCTAATTCTTTTTCTTTTTCTTTTTTTGAATATCCAGAAAGAAAATCTATTGTTTCCACAAGACGATTCCATTCATTCACAAAATTTTGATTTAAAATACCAAAAGGTTTTTTAAGTGTATATCTTAATTGATTTAATAATACATAAAAAAGATGCGCATTTTTATCATTTTCTAATATTTTATTTAATGTGTTTTTATTAGTAATAAGTTTTTTATTCATTTTATGAACATAATCAGGAATTTCAAGATTTAAAGAGTGCCAGTTATTCTCTTTTAATAGGGTATATTTATTAAATAATTCACAAATTATTTCTAAATAAAATTTATCAGGTTCATAAAAAATTGTACTATTGTTGTTAAATTTTTTAATCCATTGCTTATCCTCTTCAAAAAGTTCTAAAAAATCTATTAAGAATAAATCTATGTTTTCTTGAAATTTATTTTCATTTTCATTTATTTCATTTGTATATTTTTCTATTTTATTTTCTCCATTTTCTTCTTTTATCTTTATTGAATAATTTAATTTTTCATTTATTACAAAATCTTTATTTTCTAATCTGTTCCATTTATATTGTTTAAAATTAAACTTTTCACATAATTTGTCAAAATTTTCACCCTCGTCTATAATTTTATTCTTTATTTTATACCATTCTAATATAAGTTCATCACCATCTATTCTGAAAAAATATTTATAACTTGGAAGATTTTCGTGTATTTTTGAAATTTTTTTAATTGCTTTATCATAATCTATATTAAGAATCCTTTCAATTAAGTCTAATTTTTTACCTCTTTTCTTAAATATTTCAATATTTTTACCCTTTTTATGCACATAAATCCCAGGATTTGGTTTATATTCCCTATATTCACAACCATTCTCTATTAAATTTTTTATCCTATCTTTGTTATTCATTATTAAATAATTTTTTAAATTCTTTTTTGTATGTATTTCCCAAATTCAGAAGGTATTGGATAATTAAGTTTTTGGATTGTTTCTACAAAATCTTCAATCACTTTATACATAATATCAGGTTCTTTACAATTTTTTTCAAATTTTTCCCAAAGAGATTCAAAAGTATAGAGACAATTTGTATCTTCATCATTAAAAAGAATTTTTGCAATTTCAACAGGATTATTTGTTATAAATTTGTCATATTCTTTCATTAAAATAGGAGTTTTTAATAATCCTCTTTTTCCTTCATAACTTTTTCTAACTGAAAAAAGACCTTTATTTAATCTAACAATAATTTTTTCTATTTCAAGAACTTTATCACCATCTTTTTTAACAATTTTTTTACTATAATTAGATAATATTGTCATTAAAAGAATATTTCTGTATAATCCTTTATATTTTGATTCATCTTTTGTAAAATCAGGAGAATGATAAATAAATTTTGTCCATTCTACACAATCACTAAGCATAAAATCTACCTGCACATAATAATCTTTAAAAGGATATTTTATACTTATTTGATTAAATCCTTTTAAAATATTAGTTTCATATTCCCATTTGTTTAATTTTTGTTCTAAAAATTCCATAACTCTATCAAGACTTATAGAATTATTAGCGGCAAACACCTCAGCATCTATTACAATATCAATATCACCACTAAATTCTCCAGGTTTCTTTTTTCCTGCACTACCTAATACTGCCCAATCTTCTCCCCACGTTTTAAGTTTTAATTTTTTAAGAATATTATTTTCTAAATCTTTTAATAGAGCTTCTACATCTTCCTGTGGGATTCTATTTATTCCTGAAAACATATTTCCAGATTCATCTAATCTTGAACCTTTTAATTCTAAAAATTTAGAAAATTTAATCATTTTTTAAACATATTTTTTTAATTCATTCCAATATTTATGTACAGATTTTGGTGTAAGTTTTTTAAATGTTTCTATATCATTATTTTTTATTGCTTCTCTTACTTTTGTACTTGAAGGGTCATTTTCATTTCTTTCTATAACTATAACATTAAAATTAAGTTCAGGATTGTCTTTTAATAAATAATTTTTTGTTTGTCTTTCATAATCCATTTTTCTATCAGTTCCGCACCCAATTGCAATAGGTTCACCATATTCTTTTGCTATATCATAAAAATTTGAAACAAAAGATTTCATATTTTCTGGGAAATTAACAATCTTTTTAATAAAAGATTGAAATTCAATTTCTATATCATTAGAAATTTTATTTACTAAATCAAGAGGAAACACGGTCTTTTTGTTAGAATTTGAATGAATTTGTATAACTACAACTCTTGCTCCTGTTTGTTTATACAATTTTTCCATTGCATTTATATGTCCTATTTGAAATGGCTGAAACCTACCAGGAAAAATAGAAACTTTATTATTATTACTATTTTCTTTTAAGATTATCCAATCATTAAATTTTAATGCCATTTAATTTTTTAATTTAAAAGGTATTCCTTTAATTTGATTTATAGGAGAAAATATACCTGTAAATTTATAAATTTTATCTTTATATTGAAATACAATTCCTTCAAGAGGTACAACTGAATCCAAACCTCCTAATTTTTTAATCTTTTCTAATTCATAAGACAATTTTTCTATTGCTTCTGTATTTTCTGAATTTTTTACTTTTTCAATAATTTTTTGTATTTCTTCTTTAATCTTTTCTACTGCCCGTGTAGGATATAAATTTAGATAGGAATCAATCCTTTTTAAAATATTTATACCTAAATCAAGAAATAGGAGTTCTACGGGTTCTATTACTTTTTTAAATATTTTAGAATTTTTTTCTTCAAAACTTTTCCATTTTTCATAAAAAGGAAATTTTTTTATATCATTCATTTTTAATGATTTATCACCGATAGAGATTCTTCTTGCTAAACTATTTAAAATATTGTTATCAATTTCAGGAATTTCTTTTTTTATTTCTTCTTCTGTTTTTTTAATAACATAATCTTCTATGGAACGAGAATTACCAAAAATTTCTTTTAATCTATTTTTATATTTGTTTATTTGTTCATCTGCATCATCAAATTTTGGAATTTTTATTTCATTTGGTCCTCTTATAAAAAATTCTCTATTAACAGCATCTTTAACCCTATCAATAATACTTAATAATTCATTTGGCTTGTCTTCTTTAATTACTTCTCCATTTTCATCTATTTCAATAAGACTATGCAAAACAAACATATTTAATCCGTATGGTATAGTATTTTTCAATTCTGGAATTACTATTTCAAGATTTAAAAATACTTTACCATTTTTAAAAAAATCATTTAATCTTGGTTTTGGTATTTTTTTAAATTCATTTTCAAGGTATCTTAAAGACTTTTCAATATATTCATATATTTCCCAACCTTTATATTTTTCTAAAATATCATTTATAGTAATTGCTTCTTTTCCATAATTTTTTATATGTGAAGGTTTTCTTGCTATCTTTAAATCACCATTGATAAAAGTTATCATTAAATTCATACCATCTACCTTTTCTTGAACAGGAGGTAATGTTCCAGAAAAAGCAGCTTCTATCATATTTTCAATATCTTGAATAGATAATGCAATATCTTCAAATGGGTGATACATACGACCGTATGCACCACCCTCATAAAGGAATTGTTCTTTAAGAGATTGTTGTTTATTTAATACAAATTCTCTAAATTTTAACATTTATTTATTTTTTAAGGCCTACACCTTTTTCCCATTCTTTTGCTATTTCATCAAAAAATTGTTTCTTTTTTTCTTCGTCTAATTCAGAAGGAGATTTCACTCCATATTTTTCAAGTTTTGATTTAAAATATTCTTGATATTCTTTTTGAAGGGAAGATTTTTCTGCCTCAAACAATCTTCTAATTTCTCTTATTTTAGAACTATATTTTTCCATATTTTTTTTATTTTAATTGTGATTGTTTATAATCCATTTGTTTTAAAACTTCATAATTTAAAATTTTTATTATCTTTTCTTTTGATTTTCCTGTTACATCTGAAAGCATTTGTATAACTTTTTCAGGAACAAATATTTTTTTATTGACACATTCTGCAAACGTACTAATTGCAATATTTATTTGTTCTAATTCTTTTTTAGAATATTTTTTTTCATCATAAAAAATATCTAAAAGTTTTATTCTTAATGTTTCATCTGAAACATCTGTTTTACTTATTGTTTCAAATTCTTCATTTGTAAATACTTTAAATTTTTTCATAACTTAACCCTATATTTATTAAATTCAAATCCTTGTTTTTTATAGACTTCTTCTCTCTCCTCACCGTGTTTTAATAAAATATTTTTTGAATTTTTTATAGAAAAATCATCTACAAAATCTATTATTTTCACAACTTTTTTCCCAGCCATTAGTCTCATTCCTCTACCTATTATTTGTCTAACTATTGTTTCAGATTTATATCCCTCTACACAAAAAATATTATGTATGTTATTTATAGAAATACCTGTACCAAAAACAAGAGCTGAAGCAACAATAATAATATTGTCTTCTTGTTCCATCATATTTTTATATTTATCCCTATCATTTACAGGCGTATTGCCATCAATATAAATGATTTTAAAATCAGGTTTCTTTTCTTTTAAAATCCTATAAATATTTTTTCCATATTCACCTTTTATGTCTTGAAAAAGTACTAATGAATTCTTAGAACATTTAGAAATAAAATCTATAATATAATCTAATCTTTTTTTGTTATTTCTAAAAATATTTTTTTCAAAATTAAAAATTTTATTACCTGTAAGATTTGGGTCATTTGATTTTTTTAATTCATAAAGATTTTTTCTTAAATCATTATCTAAATAATCAAGTATTATTTGTCTTATCTCTATCTTTGTTGCATAATCATTATCTATCAAAAATTTGCTACTAATTGTATTTATTAAAGGACCTAAATATGCTTGTATTGTTAAACTATCTGCATTTATTAAATCTTGTTTCATTGTACCTGATAATCCAAATCTCCATTCTGCATTATCACATTTCTGTATAATATTTTTTATAGATTTACTATTTGCATAATGTGCCTCATCAATACATATTATTTTAAAATCTTTAAAAAATTTTTTGTCTAATTTATTAAGAGAATGATATGTTCCTATAACAAAATCTGCATCTGTTCCACGATTTTGAGATTCACTATAAAAACTTTTAATAGTATATTTCATTTTATTATTATTGTATTCCTCAAAATTATCAATTGTTTGTAAGATTAGTGAAGTATTAGGAACTACCATAAGAAATTTTCCTATACCAAGACTTTTCATATAGGCAAATATCATAAATATAATAAGAGTTTTTCCTGAATTTGTTGCTAATTCTGAAATAGACCTCTTATTTCTTATTATTTTTATAGCAGCATCTATTTGATAATCTCTGGGTTTTTTTTCAGAATCTTTAAAAAAATCATTTACCCAATCTATAAAATGTTTTTCATCTAAATCATAAAAAAAAGTTTCGGAACCTTCTATATTAACAGAATATCCAAAACTTTTCATTTCATTTAGAACATAATTCCACAAACCAATAGGAAACCTATTACATTTGTCAATAAAACTTATATTCCCGTCCCATAATCCTTTTTTGCAAAGAGGGTGAAATTTATAATTTTGTATTTTTTTATTTAAGATTACTTTTAATTGTTGTATTTCTTCTTTATTATATTCTTTTGCTATTAAAAAATTTTTATTTTCTTCATAGATTGAGACTTTCATAAAATGATATTGCTAATTTTTTAAATTTTTTATAGTATTTATCAATATCATTTTTATCTATTTCAAAAGTGTCAAGTTCATCATCATAAGAAACAAGAATCTTTGCTCTTTCTATTTCAATATTTTGCATTTTTTCAATAGCCTTAGAATATGCAGAAATTTGTAATTTATATTTAAACAATTTTTCATCATCAATCTTTCCTGAAGATGATTTAAAATCTCCTATTACATATTGATTTTCTTCATCAGCATACATAAAATCAAGAGTACCTGCATATCTATCTTCAATATTATAGATGAATTTTTCTGTATAATGAACAGCCTTAACACTCTTTAAAAACCCGCTATAATAATAATTATAGAAAAGTTTAAGCCCAAGACTAATCTCCTCATTTGTATAATTTTGTTTCAATATTTCAGGAGTAACCTTTCTTGTATATTCAAAACTATTTTCGTGATCATTTGTTTCTTTAAAATTTTTAAAATAATTTTCTAAAAATAAATGCATACAAGTTCCACGATTTGCACCTCTTTTTGATATTTTTTCCCAAACTTCAGGAGTCATTGAATTCTTTAATTCTTCTAATTTGGGTGATTTTAAAAAAGATAAAATAGTTGTAACTGAAAAAAGTTGATAATTTTTACCATTTTCATTTATTACATAAGTTCTTCCGTATGATGTATCTTTTCTAAAAATTTTTACATTGTTCGTCTCCATTCTTCTATTTGTATTCTGTATTTTATACCATATATTAAATTATCTATTGTAGAAATACTATCTTTAACAAAATCTAATTGATTTTTAAGTAATTCTCTCTTAAAATAAATATCTTTTAAATCATTTATAATCTTATTCTCTTTTTGTTCTTTATCATATCTATAATCACTATTGAAAGTATATTCATCAAATTTTTTAGAATATTCTCTCCTCCAAATTTGATTTAATTTTGATAATGTGTCCATAAGTTTAAATTTATCCTCAAGAATAATTTGTCTATAAGAATAAATTTTTACTTGTAATTCTGGAATATTATTTATATTTTTTAGTAATTCTGAAAATTCTTCTATTGCAACATTTATATTGTTTCTTTTTTTCTCTAAAAGGTTTTGTAATTCAGAAAAGTTCTCTTCTTGCCTGTTTGCTTGATTTTTTTCCATTATTTTTTAAATTTTCTACCAAATAAAAAAATTTATTCTTTTTTTCTTTAATTATTCCTATATTAAAATCTGGTGAATCATATTCCATTATTTTTAGTTTATAATCAAACAAACATTTAAATTTTTCTACATCTGCAAGAGAAAATTCATAATTCATAGGCATCTAAATAATTATTTGAAAAATAATTTTCTATATTTGGTATAGGAATGTTTTCTTTTTTACAATAAATACATAAATCTGTATAATCTTTAATATTTCCTTTTATATTATTTTCCTTAATATATTTATTCCATAAAAATACAAATTGTTTATCCCTAATTTTTTTTAAACTTTCATTCCTTCCACGTTCATCATTATCATATAGCCATCTTACATTTAAAAAATCAATTGAATAATTTTTTATTCCAGAAAAAGATATTGAATTTGGCAATAGAAAAGAATCCAAAGGGCCTTCAAGTATTGTTATATTTTTATTAAAATCTATTTTGTCTAAACCAAAAACAAGTGAATAATCCTCAATTATATCATTCTCCTCACCAAATAAATCACGATAAGTTTTTGATACATATTTAATATTAAAATTCCCAAATTTTCTACATATAGCACCAATAACCGTGCTGTTGTAAATATTTAATATCCACAATTCTTTTCTATTTTTATTCATTTTAAAACATTCATTAAAAGGATTTTGACACCTATCTAATAAATATTTTTTTATATGTTCATCAGGTTCCTCTAAACCCCAAATCCTTGAAGTTTCTTCTATTGTTTTTCCTTTAATATTGTTTATTAGTATATTATATGATTTATTATTCCTAAAATTTTTATTACAAACAAAATATTTTCCATATTTTTCAGTGTCTATATTGTAATCTTTAAAAAAATTTTTTATACTTTTAAATATTCCACAATTGAAACATTTATACATATTAGTATCTATGTATAAATTTCCACGTTTTTTGTAAGGATTATTATGGCTATCTCTACAATAGGGACAAGCAAAATTTAAACGTTCTCTACCTCTCTTTATTCTCTTTTTTTCTGTATGGCTATCTGAAAAACAATTATTTAGGATTTCTTGTATTTTTTCATAAACCCAATCAAGATTGTTATTTTCACAAGAATCATTAAAATTAAATTCATAAAAAAAAGAGGGCAAACTGTGCCCTTCTTTTTTAATATTTGTAAGATTATTACAGGTCTGCATACAAATCTTCATCGTTTATATCAAAATCAAGTTTTTGTTCTTTAGGTTCAGATTTTTTAGTTGCTACCATTGTAGCAGGTTTTTCTTTTTCTTCTGTTTTATTACCCAAAGCTGCATTAACTGCTTCATTTACAAATTCTTTAATTTCAGGAGTCCAGGGTTGAAAATCATATTTAGAAAGGTCTGGACTTGTTTTTAGATACTCCCTAATCTTTTCCATATCTTCAGGAGTCTTTTGCATTTTTTTGCCATCAATTGTTATAGGCATAGATTCCAAAAACCTACAATTATCATAATTATTATATGATGAAACAATAGTTACGTGAACAAAAAAGGGTTTTCCTTCAAAAAGGTCAAATGGATTACAAGGTTTTGTAAAGGAATCTTCAGGTTTTAGTTCGGCATCAATTTTGTTTTTAATCTTAACACCATATTCCCAAACTAATATTTTTCCATTATTTTCAGGATTGTTATCATCTTTAATGATTTGTACAAGACTTGCGAATTTTTGTCTTCTGCTAAAAAAATTTGCTAATTCTTGTTCTCTTGCACTTTTACTATTTTTTAATTTCCAAAAAGTGTCATAAATAATTGATTTTTCACCTATTGTTGTTGGGCAATCAACAGAGAGAGATTCATTTGTAACAGGATTTGTTAGCCAACAATTCCATTTTTTCATTATAGATTTTTTAGGATCTTTATACCAGGGCAAAAATCTAATAACAGCTTTATAGACATTTTCTTTACCCTTTGCTGGGTCTGGTTTAAATCTTTCGTTTGCAGATGTTAGTTTTTGTTCTTCAAAAAAAGATTCCACAGAGAGATTAAAGATGTCATTTAGTTCGTCTTTAGAATTTTTCATTTTTCTTTAAGTTTTTTTAAGTTAAATTTAGAAAATTTTTAAGTAACTATATTATTGCAAAAAATTAAAATTGTTTAAAAAATTATTTTTTATTTTTATTTTCAAGAACATATTTGTATAATTCTTTAACAATATCACTCTCATTAAGATTTAATCTGTTTGCTATCTCTTTGTATAAATGTAATTCCATATCACCAATTTCTTTAAATATTTTTTCGTATTCATTTATTTTTAATTCTATTTCGTCCATTTGTTGTGTTAAAAAAATTATTTTATCACGGGCTTCTTGAATTTCTTGTTTGGAATTAAGATTTTGAATTATTTTAATCTCTTTTTCAATCTCTTTTTCTATATTTTTTAATGTTGTTATAGAACTTTGTATTTTTAAATACATTGCAAAATAATCATTTGTTATTGAAATCGCAGAATTTATTTCGTGAGGTAGAAACTGGATAGGATTTTCTCTATTCATTATTTATTCTTTTTAAGTGTAATTTATTTATGTAATAAGAATCTACAATATCATCTAAAGGTTTTAAATATACTTTTTTGCCTCTTTTGTTTATTTTTATTAAACATTTTAAAGATTCTTTAATATTATTTATACTTAAATCATTTTCATTAAAAAAGGTTTCTATCATTTGTTCTTTATTCCAATTCCCATTTCCTGCTATTTTTTTAACCTCTTTGGGAGTAAAAAAATGTATAGAATCCTGACTAAAATTCTGAAATAAATAATTTCTTAAAAGATATTGTGAACCATATAGTCTTGAAACTGAGGAACCCTTTGATTGAAAAGAAAAATTTTCAATTGATACACTATAAATTTGTTCAATATATTTATCAAGAATCTCTTTAATACATTTTATTTGATAAATTGCATTTTTAGTCTCTGTTTTTTCCTTTTCTGAAACGTTTTTAGTATTCTTTTCTACTTCCTCATAATAGAGAGGAAAAATACTTAAAAAATTTATCTTATTAAGAGGTTCTTTTAATGAACTATCTATGATTAAATTGTTCATAAAACTTAAAAAAAAATATTCTTTTAATTCAATATCATATATTGATATTAAAGTACTATTTAGTGAAAAATCAATATTTATTATTTTAGTTTTTAAAATTTTATTTTTTTTTTTTTCTTTCTAAAATATTTAAATTTTTCTTATCTCCTTCTCTCTCTCTCCTTATAAAATCTTATAAAGTATTTAAAATTATAAAATATATTATAATATATTATAATCTAAAATATATTCTACCTCCAGGCAACCCCTGAGAATAAATATCAGGTTTTTTAAAAAATGTTTATAAATTTTTAAAATTTTTTTTATTTTACTTCATAATTAGAAATTTTATTCCTAATATCAAGATAATTAAATGTAAATCCTACTGAAAATGTTTTAAACTCAGCAGTGAGAGAAGAATAATCAAGAGTTATTTCACTAAGACTTTTAATTAAGATTTGTTTTAGTTCAATTGTAATAAATTCATACCCATAATGGTCAAGAAAAGTTATGTAAATGTTTCCTAAAAATTCTTCTTTATTATCTAAATCATAAAAAGAATTAAACAAATCAAAAAAAATCCAATAATTTAGATAACCTTCATAAGTTTTAAAAGTTATAGATATACTTTTATCTAAATATCTAACTAAATTTTTTCCACCTTTCCATTTAACAGGATCTTCATAGAGAACTTGTTCTACGGGATCTGCTGAAAATGAAGGAAATGAAACACTTTGTATAGATGCCTCTACATAATCTTGAACCGATTTGTAGGGGAGAGGTTGTCTTTTTAGATATTGTTCATATTTTTTAGAAATATTTTCATAAATAAATCCTTTTGCAAATTTTATCTTAAAATTATTATTTTTGCTATTTAAAATCATTTTTAAATTTTTTGTATAATTTTAAACATTTTTAAATTATATTCTATAAATATTTTATATTTTTTTATCTGAAATTTTTAAAAAGTTTCCTTTTAGAATGGGTGTTGTACTCTCTTCATTTTTAATTATTATCCAAAATTCCAAAGTTTCTTTGGAATATATTCTTCTTGATATGGATTCATTTATTTTAAAATATATTTCACCAAGAGTAGGATTTCCTCTTTCTAATGTTTTTATAAAAAATTCATCATTATCTAATTTAATCCATAATTTTATCTCATTTATAGATGAAGACAAATCAAGAGGAACTTTATTTTCATTCACTTTTTTAAACAATCTAAAATATATGATATTATCAAAAGGACTTATTTCTATATTTTTAGTTAAATCTTTATCTAAAAAAATATCATTCATATTTATTGTTTGTAAGACTAATTTTTCTCTAATAGGTAATTGCGGTTGCAAACCAAATCCTTGTACATTATTATTCACTATTTTATTATACACTTTTATAGGAGAAAAATTTTCTAAAACATTTATTTTTTCAAGATTGTATCCATATTTTTTAGGATTGAAAATTGTAGTAGATGATTTTCTAACAATTTCAAAATTATTTGCCCTATTAAGTAGTCTCATTGTATATTCTACTGTGAAAGATACTGCAAATGCTGCATTTCTTATTATAGGTCTAAATAATTGAGGTTCTGCAAATCCAGATTCTTGTAGGAATGTTCCCGAATATGTTTTAATTTGATTTGTTCCTGCTTGTTCAAATACTTCAAGTTGATTTATTACAACCCAATCACCCTTATTATTTAGAGAAGAAATATAATCTTCAATAAATCCTCCCTTAAAAGTAGGATAATATTCAATAAAATCATATTGAGGATTTTCTTTAACAACACAACCTACATAATAATATTCATCTCTTGGCGTAATATATCCTACATTTAATTGTCCTGAAATAAAATATTGATTAGAATTTATATTTTCTATTTTGTCTATTTCAAAAATTCTTATCTGTATTTGTGAATCTCTTACAAATCCTTCTCCATTTGGTGTATAAATTTTCTGAAATGAATTATTTGGGAAACCATTTAGTTCTTGTGAGCTTAAAATTGAAGAGAGTGAAGGAATCTTATATTCTACAAATCTATCATAAAATCTCCCATTTACATAAATAGGTCTACTATTAAAATTTATATTTTCTGTTTTTAGATAAGCAACAGAAAGCACAGAAAAATCCCATTCTGGGACTTTATTTTGTTTATTTGTTTGCCATTTAACATCAAGAATAAACCCATCTATTTCCTCAAAATTATATCCAGAAACTACGTGAATTTTTATTCTATCATATGCTAATAAAGGTTGTATAATAGATGTTTTATCATATAATTTAAAAAGGTTGTCTCTATTAAGAATAGGTATAGGTGTATCTATATCGTGATAAGCCCATACATTTTTATTAAATCCCATTTGTGAAACGGTCCTATCAAGAACATTTCCTGTACTATTAACACAAAGTGAATTATTTAAGAATTGATATTCTTTTAAATAATTATTTTCTAAAAGAAAAGTTTTTGCGGAAGAAGTATTTATTATTTCTTCTTCATAAATATATTCAAATAATAAATATTTAGATAATTGAATATAAACACTATTCATTAAAAAAAATATTATTTTAAATTTTTATTTAAACCAATACCTACACCTATGTATGGCACGGGTGTAACACTTTTTCCATTCCAGCCAAACCCAAATCCTGTTGAAACACTAATACCTGGTCTCCAACGATTATTTTTAAAATTTTTTTCAGGAATTATATTGCCATCTATTTTTGTAGGTTTAAACCCAGGATAATTTGAACGAACAAAGATTTCATAAAAACCATTTTTCTTTTCAATTCCTGTAATAATATCAAATCCTATTTTATCTTCTTGTATTATTGTTTGTGAATTCTTAATTTTCCCAAGTGAATCTAAATCAATAATATTAAATCCTTTTAATTTTCTAAAATTATTTTGAGAAAAGGAAGTATCAATAGCCCAATCTGTTTTTATATTTAAACCATTAAACTTATTATTAGTAATATATGTATTATTTTTTATTTCTTTGGGTGCAAAATCTATTGTAGAAACAATTTTAGTTAAATTTGATACTTGTCCTCTCTGTTTTTTTATTTCATCATATAATTCTTTATTTATTTCTTTTAATTCTTTAATCTCTAAAATGTATGAATTTTTTTCATATTGTATTTCTCCTGAGATGTTTTTTGAGGCTCTTACAGAGTCCATAAGAGCCTTATTATTTTGATAAGTTCTTTGCAATAAATCTAAATTTTTATTATTTTTATTACATTCTAATATGTATAGAATTATTAGTATAGGTATTAAAATATAAATTATAAATTTTTCTATATTAAATTTTGTTTTCATAATTTATTTTTTTATGTTTTTATGGCCCAATAGTAGGCCCAGTACCACCTGTTCCCCCAGTGCCTCCTGTACCACCTGTTCCCCCAGTGCCTCCTCCTTCACCAGGGAATCCACCAGTGCTTCCAGTACCACCAGCACCAAAATAAGTTACTTGTATTGTCCAAGTAAAACTATGAGATTTAATATGTCCTTCGCCGTCTGTTGCTGTTAATGTTATGTAATAATTATAAGTGAATGTTCCGTTTGTAGTTAAATTAACTGAAAATATAAAATTTGTATAATCTGGAACAGATGACGAACTATGCTTATTGATAATTGAATCAGGGTGTGGAATAGTAGTTCCTTTTGTATAAGTCCAATTATACGTTACAGATGATTTTCCACCTCTTACATAATAATCAAGTGATCCTGGAGGTGGATTT